AAAAAGGATTTTCTGATTTCTAGTTTGACTTTCTAGTAGAATATTAAACTAGAAAATGGTATGAAAGTATTTCTAGATTAACTTTCTAATAGAACGTTAAACTACAAAACAACTTAAAGATAATGTAATAAATAAATACATAATACAAATGTCAGAATCTGTTAATACGTCTCTTACGTGTACCAGTGCGAAGGTTTGGGCTTTTTATAAGGAACATCCTGAAATAGATTTTGAAAAAATGAACATTATGTTTACGGATATTATTGCATCTATTATGCAGACAACTAATCCTGTAAATAATAGTAATATTACTTCGCAAATTATGAATGGAATTGCGAATATTCAAGCCCAACTTACGAATCAACAAAGTGAATATGGTAAGCTACTATTTTTAAAGCTTACAGAGTTTAAGAAAGAATATATTGATGATTTGAAGATGATTTTGTCGTCGAATATTGCGGATAAGATTGCACCTCTGATTAAAGAATCAAATGGTAGTATATTAGATAAGACGCATTTATTGTTGACGGAACTTGTTCCAAAAAATAATGAAAACCTTTCTAGGCAGATTAATGATAACATAAGATCTTTTTGTTCTTCTATAACAGATGAAATTAGTAAAACATCAAAAATAGATGGAGAACCATTGTCGCAATCATCGCTGGATAGTTTTATTAAAAATATTGATAACAAGTTTTCTAATGTTATTGATTCAACTAGAAAAATGGTTGATTCAAACAAAGACGCTACATTGTCACAATTATCCCATATATCTTCATCGCAAATTGCGCTTCAATCCGAAGTAAAAGATGTTCTCAAAAAGATGGAAAATTCTAGTTCAAAAGGGAAAATGTCTGAGAATATCGTTTTGAATATTTTAAGGGGGTTGTTTCCGTCGGCGGAGGTTGAGTACGTAGGTTCTCAAAAAGAATCAGGAGATATTATGATTCATAGAAAAGATAGACAAAGGATTCTAGTTGAGAATAAGTGTTATGAGTCTCGTCAGGTTACGTCAGACCAAGTTAAGAAATTTATTCACGATGTAGATATACAGAACTGTTCAGGATTATTTCTTTCTCAAGAAGGAGGTATTGTTAATAAAGACAACTTTGAGCTAAATATTCATAATAGAAATGTTCTACTTTATATCCATAATGTAAATTATGACCCAGAAATTATTAAAATAGCTATTGATATTATTGATTCTTTCAAAACTAAATTAGATGAAATTACTTTAACCGACGATTACCCTATAAGCAAAGATACTCTCGAAGAAATTAATAAAGAATATCAAGTATTTGTTGAACAAAAATTAAATCAGTTAAAAATGATAAAAGAATTTTCACAAAAAATGATTAAAAATATAGAAGACCTTCAACTTCCTTGTCTCGAAAAAATGTTATCATCGAGATTTGGTTATATTACTTCAGGGAAATTTATTTGTGAAAAATGCAATTTTATTGGAAAAAATCCTCTAGCTCTTTCTGTTCATAAACGAACTTGCGATAAAACAATTTCGTCCACACAGGAAATTAATACACCTTCTCTTGTTTCCCCTATTAATATAATGTTACAATCTAGTGCGCAATCTACAACGCCACAGGTTCAACATCAGTTGCAACAACCACAGCCACAAAAAGTTATGAAAACTGTTACAAAAACTGTTATTCAAACGTCTCCAACATCTTCATCATCGTCCTCGGCAAAGTAATACTTTCATATGGATTGTATGTACTATACGCATTATATATTGTAATCGTCTTACAATATATAATTTATCACACCTATTTCTCTATTTTCTCACGTTCCTCTTCCTTCTCTTCTTATTTAATTCTACTTCTTTATCTTTATTGTCGCCATATACCTCCTCATCCTTGAATACCTCTTCTACTACATGTACAGGTACAGATGCAGGCGGAGGCGCAGGTGCAGGAACTTTAATACTAGGTTCTTTTTCTATTGTTTCATTATTATTCGCAACAACGTTAGCAACAACACTTGACAATGTTTCTATTACAGGCTCTTCCATCTGTGGTTCCGGCGCTATTAATTCTAAATCATTTGATAGCTCTCCTATATCATACGTTATCACATCTTTTACAATCATATTTATATCTTTGACCTGTGACCACATATACAGTTCCGGTTTATTCTGTTGTACATTATGATCTATCTGCCGCTGTTTCAACAATGATTGTTTATTTAAAGGCACACGCCTTTTCGCATTTAAAGAAAATAGCATCATTATATGTAATGTAATATATACATATATTTTTTTAACACTATTTTAACATAGGAATATACTTCGACTTTCTTATAAATATATATCCAACGATTAGAGAATATATTCCAAATAATAAATATATTAACTCCTTCTCGACCCTATCTATATAATATGTTGATGTCATATAACTACCCGTAAAATAACCTAAAGCTATCGCTATTCCGACAACCATATCTAAATTACCCGATTTATAAAAGTTATATGCCGGTATTGATGTTACTGGTGCATAGACCGCCATAAACATCGTTCCAACAGCCGTCCTATACTCTTTTATTATCCCCAAAAATAACACCAGTGGTACCATTATCGATACACCTATACCTGTAAAAACAGCCGTTGTACCACCAACAACCCCTACCAAAAACGACAATAGTATTCTCAATACACTATTCATTACTACTATTACTATATATTTTATTTCACACACAATAATGTTCTATATTCTTACCAACCTCATATCGCACCTGTTTGCATAGCGTATTCAATATATTACAATCTTTATAATACTTATTCGGTACTAACTGATTCAATCTCATCAATATATAAAAAAACACACATACACAGTATATCCGCCACTCAATAAATGCGAAATTTATCCGTCTCATTATACTCCAATCCTCCACATAACTACACATTGCCGTTTTCTTCCCTCTAAAGAAAAAATTGTGAATATCTAATATACCCGCAACCACGCGATGTAGACTCGTCTTATCCTTTTTTATAACAACTGAATCTAATATCTTATCGCGCGTTATCGCATTTATATATAAATTCTTTATACAATCCTCGCTCTTGAATATATATGGTGTGCCACCATCCAAATATCTTCCATCATCTAACGCTTTATCCATCGTGAAATACGGAATAAAACACGACCTCCTTATCACACATAATAATTCATCAACCGTCTTATACTCACTCCTAACTATACGACGACACTCCGTCACATCATAATATGTTATATACAACTTATTATTTATTATATCTAATATATCTTCAGGTAACTCCGCCTTTATCATTTCCAATAAACAATTCATACTATCCTCACTAAATATAACACGCTTATTCTCCCTGAAACTATCCTCGCAGTGTTTGTATAACTTATCTACAAATATATCCATCTTATTTATCATAAATAATAAACCCAATAATGCACTAGCACTACACGTAGATATCTTATTGATGCGAATTACACCCTTATCTTTCAACTCCGTCAAAAAATATAGACACCCTGCCATATAACTCGCATTAAACGCCCCACCACTCATTACTATATTTATACCCCTAATCTCCTCATTATCTAACAATTCTATATTATTTGCCAACTTACTCACTAACTCCTTTATCATTGACCGACCTCGTATACTTTATTTAATTATATTATATTTTACTACTTTCCTTATTATTACTTTCATAACGTTCGCTTATCCTCATTATGCTCCTCGATTAAAAAACGCGTTAAACGGCAATGACGGGAGAATCTCGTAAATTCATAATTCGTATATCAGTAATTCGAAATCGTGTTTTATTATTATTTTTTTTAATACGTAATAATAAAACATATATGTCATCGCATACGTTTAGTCTTAAAGGAGCAAAATTTAAAGATTACAAATCTATACGTGAAAATAAAAAAATCATACCCTATGTCAAAAAAACAAACACTGTAGCATTATTTACTAACGCACGCGACGAAAAATATATCAAAGAATGGGCAGCTCATCATTTACTACTAGGTTTCGATTATATTTTTATTACTGACCACCTTTCCGCTATCCCCTTAACAAGCATATTTCATAATTTTAGTAGGCGTGTAGTCATATCTACCTCTACTAAAAATGGTAACATAAAAATGGACCTGATGAATAAAGCAATCACTACCGCTAAAAATTACAAAGTTGATTGGTTCATATACCTAGACGCCGATGAATTCATTATACTTAATCATAAAACTATTACCAATATTAAACAATTCTTACAAGTATATAATGCTGCGGATATGGTTGGTATTAATTGGCTAATGTTCGGTTCTAACTTATTAGAGAAGGATCCCCCTAATATTATAGGACACTATACGAAATCAGACCTACTACTCAATAATCATATAAAATCGTTTGTACGTGCAAATGAGGCAATCGATGCGAATACCCCTCACGTATATAATATTAAAACCCCAGCGAACTTTTTTTGCTATAATACTAGAATGCCTGGTATATCATCCTGTCACGAGTATAATATACCATTTTATAAAGCACCCATATATATCGCACATTATATTATACAAAGCAAGGAGTCGTATATAAGAAGAAGACAGAATAGACCAAGAGATGATTCGGGTACCTTTAGAACTAAAGAAGATATTAAAAATATTCATTCCATTCACAATAATACCGAAAACCTACAACCAAAAGCTCAATACGAACATAGAATAAGTGATTTTTTTAATAGATTATTTAATCATTTGCCACAACCTATACAAACATCACAGTTTATATCTATCGAAGGCCAGCCCTCCGGTGAAGCCGCACAGGAATTGGGAGGTCTGGAAAACACGTTAAATGGCAATGACGGGAGAATCTCGTAAATTCAATAATTCATAAATCAATAATTCGAAATCGGGTTATACTAATACTAATATTGGTATAATTGTTCTACTATAATTGATATCGACCAATCAGCACCATTCATATTCAATATATTTCCCTTGTCATCTTGTAGTGAGATTCGCAATCTCTCTATATTTACAGGACCAAAATACATCCTACGATTATATGCCAAACTACTACCCAAATCTACCATCATATCGCCTGAATTTACACCCCCCTTTTTAGGATAAATAAGAGCAAACACGTCTGACGTTGACGGCGCAGATGACCTATACTTATACGTATTTTTCCTATTATCCAAAATAGAGTTTATTGAATATAGTTGCTTACTCGTTAACGTACGCGGGGTGCTCGCAACATAAAAAGGCGATAACACATTATTTAGTTGTGGATCAGGAGCACACACATTCGGTATACTCGCATTAAAATAATCAGGCACGCTCAGTGTAGTACTCGTATCTACTATATTTACTACTCCACTATTTAAACGATTCTGATTCAAATCGTCCAATACTACCACTATATATTTCGAGCCATATGTATCCACAGTAGTATCTGAATATAACTTCATAGGAGGGCTAGTACCAGAATTCGACGAAATAGATCTAGAGAACACTATCGGAGTCCTTGTATCAGTCTCTGGGCGAAACCCCAATATCCATCCAAGATTACTATTTAGTCTCATCATATTACCACAGTATACCCCACGACAATTATTCTCATTACTACTATCATAAAAAATTAGTTCTGCACTATAACTAGGTAACGTCGTTGTAAATGACATCCACGACTTACCAGATATTGGGTTATACGATATATCAAAATTATTACCCATAAACGCGCCATTGTTTAATACCGCCGTAAACTGATCCTGTATCGCCGATATCAACTGAATGGGGGTATAATTACCATTATCCACCTGTATCAATGTCGGACTACCACCGTTTGCTTTCACCCAAAAACACGAAGTTCCATACGCCGAATCTATCGTATACCAAGAATACGGTATTTGATAAGAATATAACTTCATTGATAATACGTTTACTAACGGCTCAGACAAATCCATCGTAAATGTACTAGATGACGCAGGCGATGCAGGATTTGGACTATACGGTGTTATTATCTGACGAAATAGCGAATCTATGACAAGCAACCGCTCTGTCGTATTTTTTAATGTCGGATTTAATGAATCCTGCACAAACTCCTGGACACGAGAATTTATTATTCCTAACTGTTCCTGCTTCATCGCATTATGTCCATCGGGACCATCACTATCAAATATCTGCACCTTACCTTTTCTATCCGTGAGTTTTATATTTTGTGTCTCATCATCCTGTTGTAAATATTGATTCTCTAACCAATCATCAGCCTGAGACGGAGGAGGTGTAGAGCTGCTATTCGTAAACGACTCGATAACCGGATTATTACCAGATTCAGTGTTCATATCTAAATCTCGCAATATCCTATTCCTCGCTTTATCCAAGAAACCACCCGGTCTAGCCAAATTAGGATATTTGCTCTTATGTATATCAAATATATCATTAATGTCATTTTCAGTATAAACGCCCTTATCTGTCGACATTCCGTGCAACTCTTTTAATTCATCTATGCTATACAATTTGATATCTTTTAATTTTTTTATTGTGGCGCTGCTCATTATAAAAAATATTATTACTATTATTACTATTACACCTATTACTATAATATTATATTAGTATTTAATTATTAGTATACTTAAAATATTTATTTCTTCGCGTATATACTTTTCAAATCCAATTTAACATATTTCTCAAACATCTCCCATATCACATCCCCAAAATCATAATCGTATGTATTAAACATCAACCACGCCGGCAATCTTGTTATACCTATACTACGCTTTGAATGTCCAGCCCCTTTAAATAACAACAGATCCAATGTCCCAAGTACCTTCTTATAATACTCCTCCGTGACAACACTCCTATCCAATCTATACCGCCCCTGATAAATATATCGATTCGTATTCGGATTACTATAAATCCTCCTATAATTATCATCGCACGGACGGTTGAACAAGAACCCAATACCCTCTATCCTATTTCTATCATTATTCATCTCAATCACAAGTGTAGGGCGACCCGTCTCTATTTTAGAAGTCATCATCAAAGGTGTGCCATAAATACACCCCTTGTATTCTCGCTCCTCACGCCATATTCGGTTCTCCTTAAACGTATAATCTGAAAATCGTGTTGTTGCTATTTCCAAACTAGCAATAAAACGATTCCTTTGTTTACTATTCTTATTTGCAACTGATATAGCTTTTGCAGAAGACATTAATTGTGGGTGTTTCTATATACATATCTTATTTACGATTTATTTCTCTTCAATTTCCCTATTTCTCCCGAATCTCCCGTCATTGGCGTTTAACGTCTCTCCAAAATCAGCAAAACCTTACCGCAAAAGATTGCGCCACTCCTCCCATCAAGCTTACAAACATCGAGGCCGACATTGCTCGCGAATCTACCACCTTAAAATGTGTAAGAATTGCCATAAGCCCTATTATAATCGACATAATAAACTGAAACTTCTTTGACCACCACTGTGTCCCGTTCATACGACTCCCTAAATTAACAACCCCTAGCATCGCGCCTCCAAATACAAGCACTCTCGTGATCAGCGAACTCCGCCAGTGATAAACTGCGACAATTAGCGCCGCACGAACAATAATACAAATACAATAATATATTCGCATTCTCATTGCAACCACCTCTTTCGGAGATATGTTTTTTTGCAACATTCCCATTTTATAAAGCATTTTAGTAAACGATGGATCATCGTTTGGGCATACTTGTTTACTTGTCATATAATGCCTAATCTCCCTAATCTCACGTTTTTGGTGTATATATATTATACTGTATATTATACTATATAATATTATATATTAGTGTCTTCGCGTACGCTGCTGCCTCCTTCGCGAACAATGCTTACCCGTCTTTTTCTTACCTACTCGAGCACATTTCATTAAATCGGAAGTGGAAAACTTCGTTCTGGTTGCCTTCGCAACATTTGGCGCCATCTTTTTCAACTTTGATAGCGTCTTGGGATGATTATAGATAACGATATCTATAATATTCTGGAAATAATCCCGGAATATATGTTTCTCGCGTTTTAAATCATCCACAGTAAACCACCGGATTTCACTCTTCTCAAATAACCCATTTGTGGGATGCCGGACTTGCCCCTTCAAATATTCGCATATGAAATTGTAATTGTTATTGAAATAATACGGCAACTTCGCATCATAATCTGCGCGTACTAAATACGTATATCTCTTATCATATGCTATCTCATCTATCCTATTCTTTAATATATACTTCTCGAAATCCGCTTTCGAACCGAAAAACCCGTTTAATTCTTCCGCACCCTCACGCGTCGTTGTGTCTAATAAATCTTCGCCTGTTTTCGCTCCTCCTCCAAAATCACCCCAGTGACATTTTTTATCGCGCTCCATAGAACCCTCCTTCCCAAATAAGTAATATACTATATTATTATGAAGCGCTGTCATTATAACGCCTGATCCTACCATATTTGCTAATATTTGCTAATATTTGTTAATATTTGTTAATATTTGTTAATATACGCTTATATACGCTTATATATATTCTTATATATTATTAATTAATAGTAATTAATAATAATTATTATATGATTATACCTAATCATATGTAATCGCGCGCAATCATATGATTATTTATATAGAAAGTATTCACCAATTTCTAAACATATCCATATCTATGCATTTACTATTTTCACACGAATTAACGCATTTCTCCCGCATCTCCCGTTCATCGCTTTTTTCATAAGTCCTTATAGAAGGCCTCTCCAAATGTTCGCGCCGCATCTTACTATGCGTTATCGCCAAAACCATATCTACTGTCATTATTCGTGATGTGGTGGGCAACCGGATAGTCTAATATTCTATCACCGAGATATCTTTAAATCATTTTATAATGACATATAGGATGGTGGGCAAGGACTCTGTATATCATTATTCGCATTTATACAATCATATTGCGTATACTCCAGGCTAAATTTAGTAGGATATGTAAACCCATTCAAGAGCGTAGAGTTCAACATCCTATCAAGGTGGGATTTTCCTTCTACGCCCAAATCCGTCCTTAGTTTAGTATTTCTAAAAAAGGTTTCATTTAGAAGACAACTTTGTGAGTCGTAAAACATATTATATGAAGGATCCACAAATATACCTTGATTCGCCGAACTAAGCGGGTTATATATTATCTGATTATAGTCTGTTCCAAATGCAGAAGTACTATATATTGCCTCGGCGTTGCCGGTATATGTGTTCTCAAAATATACACCATTATATAACTGAGGTAGGGCGATATCACCTAATACAATATTATTCACCGTGGGATTGGGTGGCGTCAATAAAAATTTCCCCTTTGTTATATCCAACAAATCGTGATAACTACGGCTCGTATTTAAACAATACGTCTTCCGCGAATTGGGTGTTACTGTTGTTGCCGAAAACCCATACGTACCCTGATACGGCTTTAAACGCCCACCTGGCGTCCGCAACGGCAATATTCCTCCCTGAGCGGCAACATTTCTAGCTAAATTCGACGTACCTGAAAACTTAACCTTTGATCTTAAATTGTTGAGATATTCACTAGCACACAAATCATTTACGGGTCTTATAAAAGCTCTGTTTCTATCGTTCATTAAACCTATTAATTATATAATACTATATAACTATATAATATTATCCAACATTATTCAACGTTATTCAACATTATCCAACATTTATCAAGGTATACTGTCTCAACGATTTTACATATTATATGCACACTCAAATGCCAACTCAAGTGCCCAATCCATATTATTCAAATCCAAAATACGCCCTATATCATCATACAATGTTATTCGCAGCTTTTGTATCGTCACTGGACCGAAAAAGCGCTTCTCTCTATTAATCGCATTTGACGTAGATTCTCCTTGTGCAGCCTGAAAAGCACCCGCCAACTCAAAAAATTGTGTAAAATTTACTTTTGATATAATATTCGGAACCGAAATAGATTTTGAATACACAGATACATAATAATCATTAGAATTTTTATTATAATCATCAATCGATAAGAACCCATATAAGGGAAACTTGGTAAAACAAATCCCCTCTGATACTATTGAACCATATGACGAACCTATCGGTGGTGGATTATTTGCATTTGAACTTGAATATTTCGCTGCTCTATATCCCAATATCCACCCTAGCCGCATCATCAAATTTGTATCATAGCTTACTATAGGAGAATCAGAATCTAAATCATACTCTACGTTTGCAATAATCTCGAAAAGATAAGGTGTTGTTCCTGCTGCCGAAATATCTTGCGCAAAAATACTTCTACCACTTGTCCTGTCAATCGTATAAATCAAATTCAATCCTGTATTTCCATTATTCGGGCTATCAGGACTATGCTGTAAATAATTATTAATTACCGTACCCAGACAAGAAGAATTTATAGAAATACTATCTGTAGTATTATAGCATCCATCCGGCAGAATAAGTTTATAAGGAGATGACGCAGTAATAGCTCCTGTATTATGATTATACACATTAAAAAGGATTATATTATTCCCATAAGATTGTGAAATATTGTAAAATGACAATGGTAAGGTTATACCTACAATGCGATACGCTACCACATTATCTAACCTAAACGGCAAATTAATATGCAAATCCGTGCTCTTTGTTGTATAATAATTATCTCTAAAACGAGAATCAATATTTACACCTTTTAATATCGTATTTGTTAATATCGGATTAATTACTCCTCGTTTCGTACCATAGTCGTTCACGGTATTACCAGAATTAGAATTTCTATCGATATTTATATTATGTGCCGAATAAGGGTCCGCGATAATCAAATCATTGGCATTATTTATCATTGTGTTTTTAAAATCTGTGAAATTCGCAACTTCATTACCAGTATCACTATTACCTTTTTTCATATACGTCGTAAATACTTTACCCAATATATTCGACACTCCTTGAAAAAAATCGCCCAATTTTACTTTCGCCTCAATCGATAAAGTGCTATCATTTATTATTTTCTTACACATTTTGTCCTTATTGTACATTATATCGCGTTCATTATAATTTGGAACTAATGTAAGTATTTCCTCCAATTCTTTTATGCTATAATTATTTATATTCAAATCAAAGTTAGCCATTATATAAAATTATATGTTATTTTTTTATATAATAGTACACCATTATTTATTATCAATATTATCAATATTTACATAAGTCTCAATTTCTAATGTCCACAAGACCGACAGGGCGTGGTATTATGCGTCATTATGTTGCCTAAACTAATCGTCGGCGTTCTCCCTCTCATACGTACTAATGGTGCCGGAGCTGAACGAGGGGCTGACGCTTGAGGTACAGGCGCTGGAGCGCGTGACACAACGTGGGCACTACTGCGATTATTACCATTAAAAAACATTTGCGACATATTCATCTTAGCTGACATCAAATCAGGGTATCTTATATATTTAAACTATATAAAATAAAAAATATAATTATCAACCATATTATCAACCATATTATCAACCATATTATCAACCATATTATCAACCATATTATCAACCATATTATCAACCATATTATCAACCATATTATTTATTGTTCTAAATATTTCTCCCATATTTATTACGGAACACAAACAAATGGATATTGGCAATTATTCGAATACGCCACCCCAAACATTCTCGATTTATTACCCTGGACAGGAACCACGTTATGTGTAGAAGCGTGTGACTCAGTGCGCAAAGCCTTCGCTCCTTTTAATTTCGCTAAATATCTATCATATGAACCGTGTTTCATATCTACACCTTTGCTACCAGGAATACTAGATGATGGAGCAGACATTGATCCGGGTCTCATACGCGTGATAGATGTACGCGTCGAATTACCGCGCGACGGCACATTGCGATGAACAATTCCAGGTATGGCGCGATCACTCTGCTGATTCCAATTTACATTATTATATGTAGCAACCGGTTTTGTAAACACATTTAATGCTCCTTTATTCATTGTATAATCAGACCCGTCTACACGAACAACTTTTTGAATAATCTTTTGCGTCGGTATACTACTCACATATGGTATTTCGGTGCCACTGGCATTCAAAGGAATAGTCATATCATTATCATATCTTCCGCAAGCTCTACATCCAACAACCGGATCAGGTACGGAGAAATAGCCACCATACCAACAACTTGTACACACAGAGTTAGGATATTCAGGATAACCCATTTATTTATATTATTAATATACGAATATATTATTATTTTTGTGGTTTATTGCGCTATGATTGGTGCAAATCGCGACATAAATAGAATATAAATCGGCTTCGGATTATAAATTATATTTACATATTTTATAAATGAAACATATGTCCAAATCAAAAAATAATAAAATAACAAAAATAACAAAAGTAACAAAAAAAAGAGAAAACAGGAATGATGCGAAACACAGTATAGTAAATACACAAAGCGGTGGCGTAAAGGTCGTTATCGGGCTGGATGCACCTGGTCCCGATGACAAGCCCATAGAAAGAGAGGTTACTACAATGGAACATTTCAAGCAAATAATGGATACGGCTAGACATTTAGAGGTTATTTCATCTTCATCACTAAATTCATTTGTTATCAAAATCCACTTGGCAGATGACCGCGAATTCTTCAAAAGTGATATGGTAGGTGATGATGGTAAGAAACTAGACTTTCTCGAAATTATGGACGCCACATCAGGAAGAGCTATTACTGAAGTAATTATTAAAATATGTATTATCGGACGCGGTTCACGCCCGAGAGATTATGTGTTCAATCAAACAACAACGGACAAGCGTGCGATTGATAACGCCGAATTCTTAAACGAATATGAAACACAGCGATATTTATATAGCGCAATGATGTCTACAAGCGGTAGTCCATTTTGTCCCGATGCATTTGGGAGGTTAGAGGTAAGAACGCCCGCAAATCTTAGCACTCTATTTCATAATATAAGAGGACGGCTTCACCAAAACGACGAATTTAATACAATATTTACTTATTTGACAGAATTAGTTACAAGCGGCAACCATTATTTTGGTTTAATTATGATGGAATCTGTCCCTGGGAATTACGAACTATTTACAAACCACCTACCAGAACGTCCTCGATACGTTCATAAATCATTTGAAGAATTGTCAGAAATAATATGCGCCATAAATATTCTAACCATATATCGTGGCAAACTCTTCCTTTTAGATGCTCATCCGAATAATTGGTTTTGCGACCCTTCATTGCCTACATTATCAAAAGTCAAAGCTATTGACTTTGGTCGTGTGTATCGCATACACAACGAAGCAGCAGTTGCTCGCTTTTTGAACAACATCAAAGATAATGTTTTAAAATATTTCGCACGCATTTCGTGCACAACACCACAAACGTTAGGTAAAACTATGTCGGACTTCCTCACTATGATGTGTATAACACAAGAAGAGCGGGCGCGGATTTTGACAAAACCACTACAGTCACAATTCACAGACGCAGCAAATTTACTAGCGACCAATGTACAAGAAGTTATTACCGCATTTAGCGGGAATATATTTTTCTCAAAACCTTTTAGCGAATTAACACCAGAAGAACGAGGAAGAAGCATAAATCTGATTCATCGTTTATTATTAACACTATCGCTTGTTGATGGCTTTTTTAACGACACGAAATTTGTTGCAGGAGACACAAGACGATCGCAACAATACGAATCATATAAAAAGTTATACGAAACAAATTATTCTACGCCCGATATGATAATAGGAAGCGGAATATTAATGAACTTTCAGGCAATGGATAAGCATAAAAAATATAGCCCATTGACTAAAACATATGAAGGAGCATACAATGTTGTATACGAATACTGCCAAGACCGATTTTTTCCAGATATTAGGAGTTATTCATCATTTAAACAAGTAGAACGAAGTATAGCAAGACAATCAGCTATCAAATTAACTCCTTACGCAAGAGTAGCCGGGAATAAATTATGGGATGCGTGTAGTGTAGTAGGGGATGTATTGGGGACGATTGGAATGGAAACAAGACCATTCTTAGAAAGACACGTTATGCATCCAATTTTTAACAAGATTGTTTACAACCCAACAATGTGGGCGGCATATAAGTTAAACTTATTACAACCACCGCCTCCACCACCAAGAGTATTTGCTAGCAGCACAGGAGGAGGAAGAAGAAGAAAAGGAAGCGGAAGTAAAAAGAATCGTAACAAAACTCATAAAAGAAAGTATACTCGAAAATGCAAACACGCTGATAAATAATACACCCAGAATGAAAATATATTAGACAATATTTAGACAATATTTAGACAATATTTAGATAATGTTTTAAATAACTGTTTAAAAATATGAATTTATTTAATTGAATATGTTAATAACGATAATTTACTTCTAATTGTTTATTATAGTAGTAGTTATGAGTTTAAGAAAATATACTGATTATAATTCATATCTAACAAATTTAAAATACAATAATTTAGGAAGATATTTATCCGAACAAAATTTTGAGATTCACGAAACACGTTTAAATTCACTTCAAAGCATAATTTCAAATGACTATTTAAAAAAAACCGAAAATGTTTACTTATCAAAAATGCCAAATTTTAAGGAACTTCGTCTCGATAATATGACTTCAATAATAACACAACCAATCGATTTAACATCTAACTTCTTTTCAATTTTTAAATTACCTGCTAACAATCAGATACAAAATGGTACCTTAAAAAATATAATAAATACCTGTACTATATCAACAAATAAACTAATATATATTTATTGTACTAATGATAATAACAATACCGGTGCTTTTAGTAATTTAGGGAACATATTTAATTGTTATGTTTTTCCTTGCACTGGAGATAATTTAGAATTGTGCTGGAACTCGGATAAAGAAAACTGGTGCGTTCAAAAATACGGAGGATATTTTACGAATTATAATATATCAAACAATAATTTTTAATATTTTTAATATTTTTAATATTTTTATAAATTACAAAATAAAATATTACAGTATATATATAAATATAAAAAATGGCAAGCTTTGCAAATCAGGTTATTCCGAGTTTACCCCTTATCTCAGGTGATGGGATATTCACGGTTACTCAAGTAGTCCCCAACGCAGATGGTGCGTTTGCACCACTCCCTGCTAACCCATCCACATCTTATAGCTTCCCCCTTATGGACCCGGCAAAGCTTATAGGTACTCCTTCACACCCGTATATGAATGTTGCCCTCCCTTCATATATCACAACACTTTACCAAAATGTGTTCAAATTAAATACTAATCTGGAAAACGATATAGCGGATGCCGCATTGAATGATAGAAAGTATCCTACATCATATGCCGTCCAACAATACGTACAGTCGCAGATTGCAGGAACTCAGATTATAAACGGCACCGCTGGAAAAAATACGCATCTTGTAAATACTACTCATAGTAATACCATTATACAAACCGCCAATGATGCTGCTAAGAGTTTTTCATACGTACATACAGAGGCTTTAGGGGGTCCAGCATCCAGGACTATTTCTGTATACTGGATGGATACCGCCATCGACGCTCCAAGAAATGGAGCATCTAAAACGGTTATGTTTTCTGTTCCAAATCACTTAACAAACGCGGGCAGCAATATTCATTCTGGTCATATGGCATTTCTTTATGCGGGCACTGATTCATACTTTGTTTACTTAGGGCAGCAGTATAAATTCTATCAGTTTGTGATTCGTGGAGATTTCTTAGACTTTGTTCAGTCTTATAATCCTAGTACTGGACCTTCAGATCCTGCTAATTGGGAATGGTTGGTTAAGGACTGTTTGGGTGTTTTTACGAACACTATAGTTGTATCTGATAGTACTGGAGACGCTATTGCCATTTCTACCATTACAGGCGATCACTTCTCTGGGGTTCCTGACGGTCTTACCGTTGGTAATTAACTAGATAAAGGTAAACAATTAGTATAAAATTATATAATAATATATTGAATATTATTATACAATGGATGAGATTGATTTAAATATAGATAATTATTCATTTGTGGATATATTAAATTTATTTAAAATCGATAAAAATTTTAATGACAGAGATTTAAAAAGGTGTAAAGATGTTGTAGAAAAAATACATCCATCAAAATCAGCATTAAATATTTCATATTACGAACTATTTAACAACGCATATAATTTCCTGGAAAGCAAGTATGATTCTATAATCGTAGATGAAAACAAAAGCGTAAAACCATATATATTTTACAATACAAATAATAAAGAAATACCGCCCAACAATGCGTGCTATACGCCACCATCATTTAGCACAAGAATGGTGACATTTCATACAGAAGATAGAGACATAATAAAATACCCTTACGAGAATTTATTTGAAGTGAGTCTTCCATCTGTGATTAAAAATACAATGTCGATAGAATTATTTGATATTAACCTACCTACCTTTTACTATAATATATCCGAATATCTTCAAAATACGAAGTTATGGTTTAGTATACCATTTTATTTTACATATCCTATTGAAATAACACTACCATCTGGTTACTATACATATAGCGACCTTTGTACAGAATTGGCGAAACAGTTAAACGATATTACGACATTAGAATTATTCGCTTTAGGTATTTATATATCTCCATCTACTCAGTATACGTTTTTTAGTGTTACGTATAGTGATATCGAAAGAAAATTCACGTTTCATAATACACAAGACGCATTTATCTTATGGTTTGATAAAAAATCTGTATATAATAATTGCAATTTCGATGGCTGGAAAATGTTGAATAATTGGGGTCTAGGATATAATCTAGGTTTTTATAAAAATGTATATGAAGCCGTATTAGACCCAAGCAACCCAAGTTCAAATATATATATCGTCACATCTACAAAAATAGCAGAAATAGACATATACAATACAATATATATGGAAATAGATACGTTTAATTGGATAGACGAAATAAATCCACATTCAATATCTACTACCGATTTTTACAATAACGATTTCAACGGTAATGTAAATAACGCATTTGCAAAATTAACATTATCAACCGTTTCAAAATGTTATGTTCCTGTCAAAAAATTCAAAAGAATATTACCTCACATCGTAGAAAAGATCGGACGATTGAAATTTAAATTCCGGTATCATAACGGCATTCTAGTAGATTTTAAACATCAACCGTTTAATTTCGCACTTAAATTTGAATGTCGTTTTCTATGTTCTACATAGTACATAATGTAACAACTGATTAGATGTTAGACGTTAGACGTTAGACCTTTGCACAATTTTCTGCGTTTTGCGGTATATATTCTCTTGCGTCGTCCACCCTTCTGTTTTTTTGTAAATCTTTTACCCTTGCCCTTGCTCGCCGACTTTGTTTCCGTATATGTATCTATTTTCTTGGCAATTTGAGCAACAACGCCTGTATCGCGATGTTTTAAAATCAAGTCTCCATTTGGCTTTACACCCTTAATAAACAGCTTTTTAAATAATTCAGGGTTTTTTTTGGATATACCTTTTATTATACTCAAACACCGCGCAGTACATACAAAAACGCGATATATACCTCCCTTATAATATATATTTTCAACCTCTTTCGTGGGAATATATCTATCATACATCAAGTGTTTATTGGGGCAACATACAGTCCATCCCTCTCCCATACAGTGTGTACCAGAAGTAGTTTCAGGATATTTTGGTTTTTTATTTTTCAACTCTGCCGCAGACATATATAATATATACGCGATAATTACCTATATATTATAGTAATATTATTCCATCACTATTCGATAATTAATTTATAATTAAATATCGACTAACATCTATTCACTCCCTTTTAATAATAATTTTTCACTATCTTTATTTAAAACAATCTCACGACTTATCGTCCTTATTATCTTCTTCTCATTTTTTACATCATTTTCTATAGGTTCGCATATTTTATTAATTAGTGTTAAATACTCCATCTGTTTCGCCTCCGTATCAAACCAATCAGGGTTCAAATCAACCCAATTCCCGATAGCATTGCGCTCCTTATTTGCTATCTTTCCTATCGTCTCCTTCATCTTTACATTGTTATTATCCTTCTCCCATTTCTCGTCATCCTTGATATACATCGTATCACGTTTTACATCAGTGCAATGGATAGGGCGCTTATATATGTCCAACTCGCGCAATCCACGTATCATAACATTGCTTATACCTTCTACTAAACCATTGGACCTCGAATATTGTAGATCTTCCAATGTTATCTTAAGCGACTCTATAAACTCCGATATGTTCAAAGCATCCTTACACTTCTCGTTTAAAAAGAAATTGAGATTGAAGTTGTTATTCATATTGTTTGTCGTCAGATTATTATTCGTTACATTACCTATCTTTGGCAATATCGTATTGAGCTGAGTTTGTTGCTCCTTTATTATCTTTATCATATCCTGATTATCATTTAACAGCTTCATAAACATATCCGTGGTTATGTTTATCTTATCTCCTATCACTATATTATCATTTATAATTGTATTTTCACCAATATCATCTACGATTTTATCAGAAACCTTACCATTTCCAGTGACCATAACACACGTCTTTTTATGATTAAACAACGATGCACGATGATTATAAGTTTTTCCGCATACGCACACCATAATAGGCGGTGATGATGTCTTTACCATAATTTGGTTGTATTCGTTGCATTTGTGTTTTTTGGTAAGGATATGTTTTTTAAAATCTTTTTTACTAGACGTGTTATAGTGACAGTATTCACACCGCATTGGATGGGGATTTTTTGGGATTTCGTGTTGTATCGTGGATAAAATGTCCATTTTATGTTTGTTACTATTAATGTGAGCATTAAATAATTTTTCATTTGAATATTTTACATCACATTTTTCGCAATAAAATGACCTTTTTTCAGTTCGTATCTTGGTGGTTGTTATATCATCTTTCAGTTTAGATAAAGACTCAATACTATTTAGTTTAGCACCCAATAAAGTAAAATATTCTTGTTCTTTCACTCTAGCTTCATAACCATTTTTACATTTAAAAAAATTAAGGATCTCCATAGTCCAATTATCCCACCCACCGTTACTTCTTATCACTTGATACAACTTTAAATTATAACAAGGTGATTTACTATTCATACAATTTTGTTTATGACTGTGTTTTCTTTGCACAAAATTAGTAGTGTGACCAACATACAAGTCTTTATTTTCGGGGTTATTACAATATATTTTATAAATAATTGTATTCGTATAGTCTATCGTTATCTTTGGCATAATCTTATATATATCTTATAATAATCTTATTTCTATATCCCTTTAAAAATAAATTTTATTACAACATAAAAAATCCCTAAACTAATGTCCAAAAAGTTGAAAAATTTATCGTAACAAAATTTTCATCTTAAAAAAGTGAATGTGAGCATTATGCTCTGAGTGATGTATGCATCGTTTTTTTCAAATCTAAAAACTTTTTTTGGGAAATGGACATTTATTTTTGTCCATTTTGGATTTTTTCATTTTAGATTTGAAAAAAACGATTCACTTCACTTTCATCCCGGTACCAATCGGTACCTCCCATTTAAGTATCTTTGGGATATAATATATATCAAACAGGCTTAAAGACCGCTGCGCGCGGGGCGGCTGCGGACGCGTTCACGTTTTAAAGTAAACATCCATAAACGTGTTTGAATACAGGTCATCCATATATTTTGTATTTTTTGTTGGGGCGCCATCTTTTACTGCATTCTTTTGCTGCTCTTCGTTTACCTTTACTGGGTGGTTATATACGGAGGCAGGAATCGACGGAATCTTTTCTTTCATTTGTTCATTCTTCATAAAGAATTTAGAAATGTCAAAATATTTCTCCATTTTAGGGGTCTTTTTCTATAATATAGTATAGTATATTATTATATACAGGATTAGTTTATATTTATATTTATATTATTAAAAACATATTATTATGGTCAAGGCTAAAACTAAATCTAAAAATCGCAAACATAACCTTACACATAAAAACTCCCATATGGCGACGCATAATGTATCTAGTATGGCTATGAGAGCCGTATCTAACGATGGGAGTAACTGGCACGTAGACACCGATGTCAATGGTGTAAGAAATCACGAAAATCTTACCAATACTGATATTATGAATATTATGTCGCATCCGGCACATAAAGTCGACCTTCGTACACGCCTTCTACATAGTCTAAGAGGCGTGGGTGTAGGCAGGCGAGCAAGGCCTGAATTAGACCAGATTGGTATGTTCGGAGAAATAGAACATCCGCACGTTCGCATATATAGGAACAATTGTCATATGAAACCGATAATGATGAGCAATCTTTCGCCACTACGTGAAGCCACGATTGTCCCGAGAAACGAAGTGATACATCTTTCGCCGCTTCATTCTCTTCATTCTATGAAACCTGTGAAAAAATATCGCACCAAGGGTAAAAAATCTCGCAAAAATCGTAAATAATTTATTAATAAAATAGAGTGTGTATATATTATATAAACCTTGACATATAATATATAACATATAACATATAATAATGACATCACCCTTTTTAGGACCATCGTGGAAAAGCGTTGGAGGATATGAGCGTACGCCTGTAGGCAATTATGCCCGATATCCCTACCTTGTTAGCGAAAAGGCTGTAATTGATAATATTGCATATAGAGGAGGCCAGGGAGGAGGAGGTGGCGTAACTACTAATATAGGACCTACAGGACCAGCGGGATTATCAGGTCCTCCAGGTATACAGGGTCCATCAGGTATAGCTGGTGTGGCAGGTGCCGCAGGTGCCGCAGGCATCAAAGGCGACGCAGGCGCTCCTGGTATTGCAGGTCAAGCCGGTGCTATAGGCCCCGCCGGCCCCAAAGGAGACAGAGGCATCAAAGGTGATTCAGGAAGAGCAGGACCGATCGGCCCAACCGGCTTAATGGGCCCAACCGGATTAATGGGCCCAATCGGATTAGTTGGAATTCAGGGCCAATCAGGTCCTCAGGGTATTCAAGGCCCCGATGGCCATGTGGGGTGTAATGGGAGTGATGGCAGAGATGGCAGAGATGGTAGGGATGGATCAACGGGATCAACCGGGGCAACAGGAGCTCAGGGGAATCAGGGGGCTACAGGAATAACCGGAGCAACAGGAGCAACAGGAGCTCAAGGGATTCAGGGTATAATGGGACCTACAGGGTCATCGGCTGGCGATATTCCGGTTGGAGGAATAATTATGTGGTCAGGAACATCAATGCCGGCACCAAATTGGGCTTTATGTGACGGATCCTTCGGAACACCTAATTTAACAAATCAGTTTATTTTGGGTACGGGTATACTTCCTATCGGTTCAACCGGAGGTTCATCAAATATTACAATCGCGAATCTTCCATCACATACACATACTATATCTAGTAGCGATAATGGTCACTCTCACGGAGTTAATGATAATGGGCATAGTCACGCTGTTACTGATCCAAAACACACGCACACATACACAGACCCAGGACACAATCACACTTATGGGTTTGGTGGCAATGGCAATAGTGTTGATAACAATACGGGATATATGGACAGTGAACCGGCTTTTTACGCGCCAGTATCTACAGCAACGATAGGTATTTCAATAAATCCACAAGCTACCGGTATATCCATTGGTGGCGCAACTACAGGTATAACACTACAAACAAGTTATGCTAGTATCTCATCTACAGCATCAAATACGGGAAGTAACACACCATATATGCCTCCATATTACGTATTAGCATTTATTATGAGAATGTCATAAAACCCTATCAATCGAAAATATTATCATAAAATTGATATATAAACATAACCTATATATACATATACATAACCTATATATACATATACATACCAATACCACAAAATCCCAAAAATCAGTATCCCTTAAATGGAAACCACGCCCTCTACCACACCCGACATCGACCATCTCGCCCGTCTCGCTCGTCTCAATGCGCATCCGCGCGATAAGCGTATCACATTTGACCCCATTCCGCACACATATACTATCGATGGCGACGCCTCTGTCAAGTATACTTCAGTAACAACTTGGAATCACGGACACTTTGAAGAGTTCGATGCCGACACCATTATCGCATCGATGATACGCTCCAAAAAATGGACTGAAAGTAAATATTATGGACAAACGGCTGACCAAATTAAGGCAGGATGGGACAAGAATCGCGATGAAGCGGCTGCAGCAGGAACAGCGATGCATTACGACATTGAGTGTTTCTATAACCAATGCCCTCGCAATAACGACAGTATTGAATACCAATATTTCAAACAATTTGTGGAGGATTATCCGAATCTGGAGCCATATAGGACGGAATGGACAATATTTCACGAAGAGCTGCGCATTTCAGGCTCAATCGATATGGTATTCCGAAATAAAGAAGACGGAACATTGAGCATTTATGATTGGAAAAGATGCCGCGAAATAAAGAAAACAGATAGAAAATGTTCGAAGAATCCTGTAATCGAACATATTCCGGATACCAATTTTTGGCACTATTGTCTACAGCTAAATACATATAAGGCGATATTGGAGAGCAAATATGGTGCAACGATTAGGGATATGTATTTGGTGTGTTTGCACCCTGAGAATACGAATAAATCCTACCAGCGAATTAAAGTATTGGACCTTAGCGACGATATTGGAAAATTATTTGCACAGAGACTGAAACAGGTAAAAGAGAAAATGGACTAGGTGGTGGTATACGATATATCAATATCAAAAAATTTAATTTAATACATTTATATATACATTTATATATACATTTATATATACATTTATATATACATTTATATATACATTTATATATACATTTATATATACATTTATATATACATTTATATATACATTTATATATATAAACCCATTTTTAAACAAATTTCAATAAGAAAATGTCACACGCGTCTAGATATAGTTTTGATATTTCGCCAATACGGCGTACAATATCGCGTCCACGGAAAATCGACAATAGTGATCCATTTGTAATATTTACAACCGGCCCAACCGGTTCAGGAAAATCGGGATTAGTTAGAAAAACGATACAACGTTTATATCAGTCAGTTCCGGTTCCAGATTATGAATCTTTTATACTGGATGATCTAATTGAAAAAAATGATACGTACAAACAATTGATGAACGACATTTTAGATAAATATGATTGTAGAACATCTATAGATTTAGGTTCTAGGTGTGATATACAAAACCCGAGTCAGGAATTGATTACGGGAATAAATGACGCGTATTGGAAAATAAGACTTGAGAAGGGTCATTGTGGTGACGCGAGTGAATCTTGTGACGATTTATTTAATAACCAATGGATGCGGGCTGTAACAGAAGGAAAAAATATAGTAATAGAAACTACTGGTAGGGTAATTCCTTGGTGGTTTATTAAAGACTTTGATGCATTAAGCGGTAAACAATATAATATTATTTTTACTTATGCAATAGCAAGTTTCGATATATTAATACAGCGAAATATTGCCCGAGCTATGACAAATATGAAACAATTTATAGATGACGGTACTCGTAATGCGCCGCGTCTACCAGATATTTCTAGAACTGCTTTTAAATCAGCAACCGATACGATACTAAAATCATTAATTACTTTAAGAAACGTGTGTTTAAGATTAGGTAAACCAAATGATGTAAGATGTGGAAATGATGAACAAAGACCACCAAAACCGACAAATTTAATCAATAATAAAGGAAAATATGTACTATTAATTTTTGATAATAATAACCGATCAAAGTTGATTTATGACAGTAGAAGTAGACACGACAATATGATGACTAACGGAGAATTTATCACACTATTATCAAGATTTGCATTAAACGCTGAAAGGGAAGGCGGCGGTATAAAAACCAAACGCAAATCTGTTAAAAAATGCAGGTCATTAAAAAAAGGTATGCGCAGTTTCCGAACACGCGGTCGACACACCTCCAAAAAATATCAACGTTAATTACAATAAACAATGGTGTAAATAATATAATCAAAATAATCAAAATAATATAGAGATTATATGTGATATATAATTAACAAACCATTGCAATAAAAGTATATAGACCAAAAATGAATATTACAAATATCACATTTACTGGTATACAAAATGATATCCCACAACCAACTATGAATATGGATTATACGTGGAGCGATATTATTAGTTACTATTATTTTTTATTTTGGATTATAGGAGGAACAGGTTCGTTTTTGTATTTTGTAATATGGCTACAAGGACTATCAATAGACTATTCCGATTCCGATTCCGATTCCGATTCAGAGACAGAGACAGAGACAGAGACAGAAAACGAAACAAAGAATATCCCATATGAAAATGAGATGTTTGAAGAGTATGATAATTTAGAAAGTAGAGTTTTGACAGAGGAGTATGTTAAAGATTTATCATTGAATACAATAATGGAAACAACGCCACGAGGAGACGTGTTGACGTATTACGATTCGGAATTAGATTCGTTTGTATATTATTCGAAAACAAAGGAAATTCCTTATAAATATTTAGAAACAGTGGCGCGAAAATACGTAATTAAATATGATTGTAAACAGATTTACATTGACATCAGAAAGGAATACGAGAAGGGGGTAAATAAGTGCAAGGAGATTAAAGAAAGGGCAAAAGTAGAACAAACAGGAGTAGATGCAGGACACGAGCCTACGGACGCGAATAAGAAGAGACAATTGTTTGTAAAGCTGAAATCATATAATCGTAAAGCTGAAGTAAATAGTAAACAGAAGGATAAGATATATATATTAAGAGAGAAGTCGAATCGGTATTCATATCGTGGGAAAATCGAAGAATATAAAGAGTCGGTCTCATCGGAGTGTGAGAATACAAATGAAACAGATGATACAGAACCCGCGATCGATAAAAAAACGATAGACTTTTCAGCGTTTAAAAAATTAAAAAACGTTTAGTACGTGATGTGAAATATGAGGTATTTGGTATATGATATCTAATAATTGATACGGAATAATACATTTATTTTTATTATTATTATATTATAAGTAATAAGTAATTAATAATAATAATAAAATCAATAAATAATAATGGCAGAATCTGAAACACCACCACCAGTAGAAGCAGCAGCAGGAACAGAAGAAGCAGCAGCAAAAGAAGCAGCAGCAAAAGCAAAACCACATACAGGAACAAAAGAAGAAGAAGAAGCAGCGACAAAAGCAAAAGAAGCAGCGGCAGGCATAGAAGCAAAAGCACACGCAGGCACAGAAGAAGAAAAAGCAAAAGAAGCAGCATCAGCAGCATCAGCAGCAGCAGCGACAAAAGCAAAAGAAGCAGCATCAGCAGCAGCAGCGACAAAAGCAAAAGAAGCAGCAGCAAAGGCAAAGGCAAAAGCAACCGCGGCAAAAGTAAAACGCGTGTTAACCCCACAAGGAGCGCCTGGTGGAAAGGGAACGGGGATGGGAATGGGGATGGGAATGGGAATGGGAATGGGAATGGGGATGATGGGAGGACCAATGAGTACGATGGTTACAAGCAATGTAGACTTAGTGCTTTTAAAACAAAAACTAATACAAGAATTGGGTGCATATAACATAACTGAAGATAAGGATATGATTATAAGCATAATAAGAAGCTCAGACTATATAAAAGAATTAAGAAAAAGTCTACACAACCCAACTATATTTCAGTCGGGTATGCAAGATTTTATAGACGGTATTCAAGATAAAATTTTAAAATTCCCCGAGAAATGGAAAACAGAATTTACACAAGTGGAAAACACGGCTACATTAAATGAGCTTTTTTATGATATGTTAAAAAAATACAAAGCATCGGTGGGGGAAGGAGGAGAAATGACTTCTAACGACTTATATAGTTTAACGCAAGTAATGAAAGGTATTGAAAGTTGCAATTCTTCACCTCCTCCACCACATCAATCGCATCAAAGCAGTAATAAACCGTCATTAGGTTCTAGATTAAAAAACGCTTTTACGCGTAAAAAAAAACCAGGAGATCCTGCTGGCACACCTGGAGCAACACCAGGAGCAACACCTGGAGACCCATCGAAACCCAAAGGGCCGTCGATGTTTAGTAGATTAAAAGAGACATTACGTAAAAAAACACCTGATGAAATAGCGGCGGCGAATGAAGCAAAAAAGCAAAAACAGGCTGCAAAAGAAGCTGCGGCTACTGAAAAAGCAATACAAAAACAGACTGCGAAAGAAACAGCGGCAGCACAAAAACAGGAAAAAGCAGCACAAAAACAGGCCGCGAAAGATGCTGCGGCTGCAGCAAAAGCAGCGGCACCTCCACCTCCAACAATGCGACAAAGAGCAACAAGTGTGAAAAACGCTTTTTCACGGGGAATGCATAATGTCGCTGCAGCACCAGGAATGGCAGTTAATGCGGTAAAACAAGTGGTTACCAAAGCTGTTGATAGTGCAGCAAGAGACGCTATAGGGAAAATGCAAGCAAGTCAAGCTCAAGGCGGCGGCGGCGGCGCATCACACAATCGTACAAGATATATAAGCGATATCAAACATAACCGTAGAAGATTATATGACAGAGAAAGAGAGATAATCCAAAGCGTTCGTAATTTCGAAAATAACAATATGAATAAATCCGGGCATCATAAAACCAGAAAACTGCGAAATATATTGATGAGGCGATGAATATAGCCATTATTTGAAATCAATATAAAAACTATAATATATAATAATTAAACCAGTATATATTATAAAGACAGACCGACCATCCAATCTACCAAAATGTGGACGTGGAAAAAGAATAACGACGAACGTGTAAGGCGTAAAATCGTAAAAATTCATAACAAATATTATGACGTCACGAATTTTGATCATCCCGGAGGACCAATGGCGATTATGGCCGCGAATCGACGCGATGCCACGGCATTATTCGAATCGCATCACCCATTTAGCGATCGCACGGAGATGGATAACATTCTTAAAAAATACGAGATACACGAAGAACGGGAGAAATGCGAAAAATACCTGCTCCCTGGCGAAATCGAAAACGGAGACAACAAATTATTCGACTGGGATGAAACGCTTAACAGCGAATTTACGCTTGAATTGCGCGATAAAGTAAAGAAACATTTTAAATATCAAGCGGGAGAACGAGGTGTATCATTACTCGAAGCGACGAAAGCAACGCCACAGCGGTGGTGTGAATGGGGTGCAATGGCGAGCGCAACAATGTGGTCATTTTATACAATGCTATATTCGCAAAGTATATTCTGGAGCTGGTTAAACGTACTTCTATGCCCGGCGCTATACTGGATGTCAGGGGCAATGTTTCACGACGGAAGCCACTTTGCAGTATCCTGTGACTGGCGTATAAATTGGGGTATACAATATATGTATCGTGTTATAACAAGTCCATATGACTGGCTACATGAACATATAATAGGACATCATCCATATACAAATATACATAATAAGGACCCTGATTTAAATCATTCTGGTGATGAACTAAGACTTACCGATAATACAAAATGGAATAAAGGATATATAAATCAAGAAAATAAATATTTCATTTTATCAGTATTTATACTAATAGTTTTTAATATAAAAAATTCTGTATTACTTATTATCACGCAAAAATATAACAACATCGTATATAAGATTCCTACCGAGACGAAATATAGTATATTACATTTTTGTGATACTATTTTATATATGTATTTGTTTTTCATATTACCTTTTCAAATATGGTCACCATTTTACGCAGTTAAACACACAATAATTCCATTTTTATTAATATCATTTATATTCAATATTAACGCTTCCGTTAATCATTTACATAAAGACAGCATAAAAGGTGAGAATAAAAATTGGTATATTCATCA